CATCGTGACCATCAGGGCGCCGCGACGCCCATTTTGTCCAATCATCCTGCACACATACGAATAGAAATCGGCAAAAGACCATGCGCCGGTTGTAGTTCCAGCGGAATTATTCACCGATGTGCCGTCCGGGCGGAGACAAGATATGTCTAGTCCCACACCACAGCGACGCTTAAATAAGTTGGCCAACTCCTTGCCAGAATCCATTATGGAGGAAACATTGTCTTCGGGAGACTCAACGACGACGCAATTAGACAATGACACGTTAACGTGGTCATTACCAATTCCCATCATAGGCGATCCCTGAGGTACGATATATTTAAAATTTTTCAAAAGGTTGTAAATCTTCTTTTCCGACAGGCTTCTATCTCCGCCAAACTTCTTTTCAATTCGCGCGAACTCGGCGGCCAACCTTCTGTGCATATCATCGGGAGTCTTTTCGAGAAACTCCCCTTTCTTGTTCTTTAGCGCGTATTTTGTGACCCAAACATTGGCGGCAAGTTCGTCGCCGCTAAAATATTCCAGCGATGATTTCTCCACTTCTTCTTTATTATGCATTCCGTTCATCCTTTTTGTTTTTAAATTTTTTGTACCTCTCTTCCAAGAATTTTCTTTGTTCGGCCACAGATTTCACGACGCTTTTGATCTCATCATCTTCCTGTTCCAACACATCAATGAAGACGGCAGAAGTATCCATGGCAAGAGGGAATTCAATTCCGTCAGGCCCATTCCTATTCTTCGCAACAAACATCCTACCGTTATTATTTTTCTTGTCATGGGATGTCCGTGAGATAGTAAAGATAAAATCAGCAACAAAGCATTTGTTGAATGCTTCTGAAATAGATTCCATCGTAACCACCTCCGCGTTTAGACCAGACCTATTCGTCTGAGAAGCTGTCCATATGGGACACTCGTATACCTGTGCGAGGGCGCGCAGGTCTTCGTAAATAGTCTCTAGCTCGTGTCTTTTTTCCTTCCTAATTATGGAAGGCCGTAACAAATCTCCGTAGTCTATAATTATGAGATCTATATCGTGGCCACGTTGTCTTAATTTTTCTAAATGATTCTTTATAGTTGCCGGTGATGCAGATTTTGTTGGGTATTCTTTGATGATCAAATTTGCATTTAATTCTTGAATTTTTTCATAAATATGTTCCTTAAACATGTGTAGATCTTTCAACCCAACCCTCGTTAAACAGCTGTCATACCTAGAAGCAATAGTAGTCGACCCTAGCTCTAGAGTATAGTGTACTACACTTTTGCCTTTTTTTATAGCCTGCGTGCCAAGATGTACGAGGGCCATTGATTTCCCTACTCCAGTCGGAGCAATAACAACTCCCAATTCTCCCTTGCCTAAGCCTCCGCCACAAATATCATCGATTCTTCCCCAGCCTGTTGTCATTGGAACCCTAGGTTTCGTGATCCACCTCTCCTCAAAATCCTTTAAGTAATCATATCCAAAATCATTGTCGGAGCCAAGCTTCAACGCCTCATTTATGATGTGTGCTATCTCATCGAAAGATGATGTTTGCAAAAGCTTGACGCTCTGTAGCATTGCTTCTTTTAGCTTTTGCTTCTTGCAAAAATCTAGCGAAGTATTCTTGATGAACTCGGAGTCATCGTCTGATATTTCTGATTTGTAAATCCTAGTAAAAAAATCTCTTGTCTGCTTTTGTATTACGGAAGTCTCATCTTCCAAGCCTGACCTAAGAATTGTGGCCAGTGTTTTGTAGGAGGGGTGGCTTCCGAACTCGTCTTTGTAATCAAATATTTTGTTAACAAACACTCGAAGAAATTTAAGTTCTAGAAACTCTACATCAAAAACTTCCCTCATCTGATCGCAAAAGCTGCGATCATTCAGCATGTGTTGACATAACTTTTCTTGAAAGTCTTTTCCAAATTTTGAAAAGTTTGCTTTCTCATTTGCTAACATTGTTCCTCTATTTTAATTTTGTTGGTACGCCCGCCTGGACTTGAACCAGGGACTTCCACCTTATAAGAGTGGCGCTCTAACTTACTGAACTACAGGCGCGATATGATACAATTACAAAGATACATTATTTTTCGTTACTTGTCAAGGAAATTCTTTTCATTGTTGTAAAAAGGCCCGTCCAATCGTACGCTCCAAATCCATCTTCGTTCATCATACAAATGATTTCAGTTTTATTGAACTCATACTCAAAATTTTCAACGATGCTCTTGATTTTTTGCTTTCCCTGTGCTGAAATAATAGGCGAATAGAGTTGCATGATTTTATAATTTTCTTTAATCGCGCCGGAACCTTCCAAGATACTTTTATAAATTTTTAAATTACTGTCGGTGTTCTCACAAATGTCTAGTACCTGATCAAGGGTACAATCCTTTTCTCCCTTGAAAAAAGGGAACCTTTTAGCTATCGTTTTTAGGCCGGCGCCGGGTACGCCTTTTAGGTTGTCGCTCTTGTCGCCGCAAATAGCCCTTGCAAGCGCAAAGTTGGTCGGGTGAATGTCAAACCGCTCGAGAATGGTTTTCTTGCTTAAAACCTCTTTCTGTACGGGTCTAAGCATGACTGTCTCATCATCACATAATTGGAAGAAGTCCTTGTCACTGCTCACAATGACCTTTTGAGAACCTTTCAAGCGTGGCAACTGAGTCATAAAAGAAATAATGTCATCAGCTTCGACCTCAGGAAGCATCAATTGAATGACCGGCAGCTCGTTAAGATACTCGGCTAATCTTGTCTGTTGCCAAACTTTATTTTCTAATTCCTCGTTCTCCGATAGATTTCTAATTTCTCTGTTGAGTCTGATAGGCTTCCGCCCTTCTTTATAGCCCTTGTTGATGGTCTTTCGTTTGCGAGATCCGCCCGGGCCATCCCAAGCAACAACAATGCTGTCAGGCTTCGTTTCCCTAACTAATTTTTGTAGTATTTTTAAAAACCCTTTTACCCCGCCAATCGGTTGCCCGTTTGTGGACAAGCTGGGATCCACAATGTAAGATCTAAAGTACATGTTCAGGGCGTCTATTATTAATACTCTATTTGTTTTAGTTGCTGACATATTTGCTCTTAAATTTTTCTAGTATCTTAAATGATTTTGATTTCTTATTTTCTTCGGTTATCTCTTTGATCGCTGGAAGACAACGCTCCCAAAAATGTTCAAAATATTCACCCGAACACTTGGAAAGTATCGGGGCCCATGAAAGTTTTATCGGTATTTTGTTGACCAAGAGCGTTTCTTTTTCCTTCTGTTCGAAAGGCAGACCCTCGGCCTCTTCTACGACAAGCGTAAAAGAAAGATGGGGAAACAATTCATGTAGCTTTTCTAAGAACTTCTCTTCCATCTTTTATCGCACGTGACGCTTTGACTTTATAAGACGCGGCGGGTGGTGATGGTGTCGCCTTTTCGTGTGCTTGCGAGGACGCGTAATGCGACGATGATAGTTGTGACGCAACCTGAAAAGACCATGAAATGGGAAAAAATAAACAGTAGAATGCCTTCGTTGATATCCGGCCACTCTAGTACAAGGTACCACATCTCTGTGCCATTCTTGCTCCCCATAATAACTTGTCTTCACATACTCAACTTCACAATATCGCGAAGAGGAGTGTGTATCTCTTTCAACGTAAGCTACGCAGCCTAGGTTGAGTGATAGCAACAATAAAAAAACAAACGCTTTCATTGTTCTTGCCCGCCGTGTTCAATGTCATAAAACTCATCTGCATTGCCTTCCCTTTTGTAAAACTTAAGGATCACTTCTTCGTCCATTATTTCCAGCACTCTGTCGCGAAACTTCTGGCCCTGTAGCATGTCTTTCCATTTAGACGGTTGAAATTTTTCTAGTGTTCCGTCTTCGTATTGAAGCGAGTACCAGGCACCACTTTGCTTAACATGTTCTGAGCTTTTGATGGCTTCGAACCAACTCTCCTCGTCCTGGATCCCTATGTTGTCGCCCCAAAGAATCTTGAAGGTAGCTTGCCTACCTTGAGTACCAAAGCGGCTCTTCTTGAGCGTTGCTTTAACCTCTGAACCTATTCGAAATCCGCGCTCGTCTAAGATGTAGGACGCTTTCGCTTTGCGTCCTGTGAGCCAGATGCGAAGCGAGTAAGAATATATCATAGCTTTGCCGCCGGGCGTTGTATACGGTTCTACCATGGCTTGGGCCGGTGAACTAGTGATGTTTGTTTTAAGTTGGTTAAGTACAAGGAATGTGGACTGACTGTTTGCAATGGGAACAGTTAGTTTTGACATACCCTTAGCGAGAATGCGAGCTTTAACAGCCATCGATGATTGCGGGTTGAAGTCCCCTTCCACATCACTGATTGCAGGCGTCAGCGCCAAGCTATCCCAAATGAACAGCATTCTATTATCATTGGTACCTAAAAGATCTTCGATTGTTTCTAAAACAAATTCAACATTTTGTGCCTGGACGTACAAAAGATTCTCTACATCGCAGCCTGCACGTTCCAAGAAACTCGGATCAATAGCGGACTCTGAATCGAAATAAATCACATCGATGCCCATTGCCTGGGCATGTGCTGCAATCTGCGCAGCCATGTAACTCTTGCCAGTTGATTCGAGGCCGGCTATTTCTACAACTTTTCCCATTGGGATTCCAGCTAGCTGCCCACGACAAACGATAGAGTCCAGCCAGCGAGAGCCGGTCCGGATCCATTCTTTTACCTCTGTTGGGTTGTCCTCAGTTAAATTGTGCGCGACGGACATGCCGGCCTTTTTATTAATGAGGGTGCGCATATCCGATATGGATAATTTTCCTTCTTTCATTTTTTTCTTTATTCTTGCCACTTGATTTCCTTCATGTATCTATGTATGTGAGGGGCCCCGGTTGTATTTAGGAGGAACGACATGCCCGGGGCCCCTCACCTATTGGGTTTTGTTATGAACCCAATAGATCTTTAAAGGCAGAGTCTACCTCGGAAACATTACCACCAGAGCTACCGTAGTTAGTCTCGACAGAAGAAGCTTCCGTGTTCTCCTCACTTGACAAATACTCATCAAGCATCGCTCCAACTTCTTCTGGAGTTTTGCGAGTGAACACTTTGTCAAACTCTGGAATGTTATCCAGCATTTCACGTGAGCGGTCTCCGTCATCGCTAAGAGGTGTAGACTTACGACGTGGTGTGATAGACGTCTGGGGAAAAGATGCCCCTGCCGGTTTACCATACCCAATGATAAGGTCTGTTCCCTCTTCGGGATCTGTGATATCTCCGTACTCTGGATTGAGTACG